GGCGGTGGCGGGCAAGCTCGGCATCGACGAGGTGCGCGCAGGCATCCTGCCCGAGGCCAAGAAGGACCTGATCGACCAGTTGCGCCGAGAGGGCCACAAGATCGCCATGGCGGGCGACGGGGTAAACGACGCGCCCGCACTTGCCGCAGCCGATGTCGGCATCGCCATGGGCACGGGCGCGGATGTGGCGATGGAAAGCGCAGGCATCACCCTGCTGGGCGGCGACCTGATGGGCATCGTGCGGGCGCGCAAGCTCGCCCGCGCCACCTTGCGCAACATCAAGCAGAACCTGTTCTTTGCCTTCAGGGACGAAGACCAGGACGGATATGACCGATATCGTGGACCAGCAAACCCGTTCCCGGATGATGTCGGGAATACGGGGAAAGAACACGAAGCCCGAGCTGGCTCTCAGGCGGGCATTGCACGCGCGCGGCTTTCGCTTCCGGCTTCATTCCGGAAAGGTTCACGGGCGGCCGGACCTCGTTCTTCCGAAGCATCGCGCCGTGGTCTTCGTACACGGCTGCTTCTGGCATCGCCACGAGGGCTGTCGCTACACGACCAGCCCATCGACCCGGCCGGAGTTCTGGCAGACAAAGTTCGAGGCAAACATCGCTCGGGACAGCGCCGTGCGTACGACACTTCTGGAAGACGGATGGCGCGTAGCGACGATTTGGGAGTGCGCCCTGCGGAAGCCTACACAGATAAGCGCCACAACCGATCTTCTCGCAGCCTGGCTGCCCATGGCGCCTGTCACCATTGAGATCGGTGAGAGCGACATACTGCATGGCGGGATCATCGCCACCGGTGGGGATCGCGGCGGCTGAACGGTCAACTCGCGCTGCGCCGACCTAGATAATGTTCGATTTCAGTTCCTTTTCGAAGCGCGACCCTGAAATCGAAGTGTTCAGAAGGCAGGAGATTAACTGACGCTATTTCAATGGCTTCTGATAAATTCACCAACGCGGCGCAGTCATCAGCTCCGGAGAATATCGGCCCTTAGAGACCGCTTTCGTCCCTCGCGGCACACGGACCGGTTAACAGCCTCTCCCGCATAACCCTCGAAAACAACGAGAAAATCCGGCCGCAGCCGGATCGGGAGAACGCTTTCGCGAGGGCAAGTGGCGGAGGAAGTGCGCTTCCAACTGGACCGTCTCCAGTGACCCTTGAGGAAGCTCCGGCAGGATTACGAGTCTTACGGACTTCTAGGGAACATTTCGCAATTTGACGCCGGTTCACTGGGTAATTCGCTGCTGCGCCCACTGTCCGAAGGAAGCCGCCCGCAACGCGCAACTCCCAGCAACACACTGACTTGAATACGTTTTCTTTCTACGCATTCGTTGTCGTGCGACCACGGCGGTCGTTAGAAAGGAAACGAAAATGCGGGAAATGTGCCTCAGTCAAGTCGAGCTGGCTGCTCGATGGAGAATTAGCCCACGGACGCTTGAGCGGTGGCGGTGGATCGGCGATGGGCCGCGCTTCATGAAGCTCGGCGGGCGGGTGATCTATCGCCTCGAAGATGTGCTGGCGTTCGAACACCAAGAGCTGCGCGATTTGGAGGAGATAAAGGCTGGGCGCTGAACCGGCGCGGCCAACATCAGCCAAACCCTGCGCGGCGAGTTGTTCTGACCTGCGCAGGGAAGTTGCGTCCGCCGAATAGCCTGCAGTTCGCCACCAAGCACCACTCCCACCCCTCCGGCCTAAGCCATAACCATCATCCACATCTGCAGATAGAACCCCGTTCGAAAACAATCACTTTACGCGCAATTTCGATTGCCCGCTCTACTCCCGTCAGCTAGCGTCATTGAGAGCACAGAAAATGGGCCCACATAGTTTGCGTGTCCACCTGTCTGGCCCGGAGGTGATTTTGGAGAACGATCGGTCGGAACTTCGCTGGGGTGTCGAGCAGCGCCTTGAGTTTATAGAGTTCCGCCTGTTCTGGGAGGGGCATGTGAACCGAAGCGATCTTATGGACCAGTTCGGGGTCTCGGTGAACCAGGCGTCCACCGACCTGAACCGTTACATCGGCTTCGCGCCTGATAACATGGTCTACGACAAGAGCGCGCGGACCTATGTGCGCGGCTCCGATTTCATGCCGCAGTTCCTCGAACCTGACGCGAGCCGCTACCTCGCACAGCTGCGATCCGTCGCCGACGGAATCCTCGACCGCGAGGACGCCTGGACTCGCCAACCTCCCGCCCTACGCGGCCGCCCCTACGCCGGTTCGTGGGGTTAACCCGGCGACGCTTCGCTCGGTCGTTGGCGCCATCCGACGGTCCGAGGCAATCGAGGTGAAGTACCAGTCCCTGTCCCGCCCCGAGCCGCGCTGGCGCTGGATTGCCCCCCATGCCATCGCATTTGACGGTTTCCGGTGGCACACTCGGGCGTTCTGCCAAACCGATGATTGCTTCAAGGACTTCCTGTTGTCGCGGATGCTCGAGATCCGAGGCTCGGGCGAAAGCGACAAATCGGCTGACGATGATCACGACTGGCTTTCCGAGGTTACGCTGGAAGTCGGGCCCCACCCCGCTCTTTCCGAAACACAGGCGAAGGTTATCGCGCTCGACTACGGCATGCGAGGCGGCAAGGCGAAGATCAAGGTGAGGCGCGCGCTCCTATACTATGCGCTCAAACGCCTCGGCCTAGATACCGCTCCCGAAGCGCGCACGCCCCATGATCAGCAGATCGTGCTTATTAATCGCGATGAGATTTTCAGCGGCTTTCATGCAACTGGCGCACCGGAGTGGTCGAAATGAAGCCTTATTCGCACATCGCGTCCAGTTGCCAGAAGCCAACAAGTTCATTTGAGGAGTGTGAGATTGGGTAAGCAAGCGGCATTCAAGACCAACCCGGTCAGCTTGGAAGACCTTCTCCGCCAGTGCGGGAGCGGCAAGATTCAGTTGCCTGACTTTCAGCGCAGTTGGGTGTGGGACGAGGAACGGATCAAGGGACTGATTGCCTCGATCTCGCAGGCGTTTCCGGTCGGCGCCTTGATGACGCTCGAGGTGAAGCCTGGTGCGGCTGACACCTTCGCACGCCGGCCAAGTCCAGGGGGCAGATGCCGCAGTTGGCGCCGACGCACCAGATCAGCTTCTGCTGGATGGCCAGCAGCGCATGACCTCGCTTTACCAAACCTGCCTACGCCGCGAGGTGGTGCAGACGGTCACGCCTCGCCTCAAGCTCGTGAAGCGGTGGTTCTACATCGACATCCGAAAGGCGATGAACCCGGCCGAGGACAGGGAGAATGCGATAGTCTCTGTACCCGAGGATCGACGAATCAAGTCGGATTTTGACCGGAAGATCGACCTCGATCTTTCTACGCCGGAATTCGAATACCAAAACCTCATGTTCCCGCTGAACCAGGTTTTTGATTGGGATGAATGGCAAGACGGTTTCAACGAATACTGGTTGGAAAATGACCCGGAGACACGCAAGCTCTTCAAGCCGTTCAAGGATGAGGTCCTTCAGAACTTCAAGGCCTACCAGCTGCCCGTGATTGCACTAAGCCCAGACACTTCCCACGAGGCCGTTTGTCTGGTCTTTGAGAAGGTGAACACCGGCGGTAAGCCGCTCGACGCATTCGAGCTTGTGACCGCGATGTACGCTGCCCGCGGCCATCGCCTGCGTGACGACTGGCTCGGCGCAGATGGTCAGCCGGGACTCCAGACAAGGCTTCAGCTCTTCGGTCGAGCGGCTGAACAGAAGTTCGGCGTGTTGGAAAAGGTCGCGGCAACAGATGTACTCCAGGCCATCGCCCTCCTGCATGGGGTCGAGAACCGCGCGGCAGAGATCGCCGCCGGGCGCAAGGAGTCAGAGCTGTCCGCAGTCCGGGCCACGCGTCAGTCGCTCCTCGACCTGCCGCTGGAGTCCTACCTGAAACACCGCGCTGCCGTCGAGGAAGGGTTCAAGACGGCGGCGAAGTTCCTCCGGCAGAACCACATCTATCGTGTCATAGACCTGCCCTATCAGGGCCAGCTTGTCCCCTTTGCCGCGATCCTCGCGATCATAGGGCCCAGGTTCGATCATGCCGCAGTGAAAGATCAACTCGCCCGCTGGTTCTGGTGCGGCATTTTTGGCGAACTTTATGGCTCGGCCATTGAGTCCCGATTTGCCAAGGACGTGCTGGAGGTTCCGGCGTGGCTGGACGGTGGGCCAGAACCCAGCACGATCACCGATGGCCGTTTCCGCCCAGAGCGCCTTCGCACTCTGCGCACCCGCCTGTCAGCTGCCTACAAGGGCATCCACGCCCTTCTGATGGCCGAAGGTGCGAGAGATCTTCGCTCCGGCCAGCACTTCAAGGACACAGTGTTCTTTGACGAATACGTCGATATCCATCACATCTTCCCGCAGGACTGGTGCAAGAAGCAGAAGATCGAGCCAAAGGTTTTTGACACCGTCATCAACAAGACGCCGCTCAGCTACAAGACCAATCGCATTCTTGGCGGCGTAGCACCATCGGTCTACCTGGAAAGACTGGAGACAGGTGGAAAGGACAACCCGCCGATCGCACGCGAAGCCCTTGACGATCATTTGGCATCTCACGGACTGAATCCCTCCTTGCTGAGGGCGGATGACTTCGAAGCCTTTATGGCGGATCGCGAGACGCGTCTCCTTGCCATGATTTCAAAGGCAACCGGGCATGCGATCATCAGGGCAGATTTCGTGCCGGAGGAAGGCGAAGACGTTCCCCAAGACGACGAAGGCTTCGACGTGCCGAGCCCGGATGCCGAGGAGGCCGCCTGAATGAAAGCCTTTGATTTCGACCATCAATTGATCCGTGCTTATGAGCACTTTTCGCGTTCATTCAGCGCAATTCGGGCACCAGACCTGAAGTCCGAGATCGATGCCCAGTACGACGCCGGAAAATTCTGGCCGGATGCCCTCTTGTCTCTGAACCCACGCTTCATGGCGGGGCCGACGGTCGATGAACTCGTCGCCACGGGTGATCTTGACGACGGCACGGGCAAGGTCTTTCGGTTCGGCACCACACCTCTTCGCTTTCACAGACACCAAGCCGAGGCCATCGCGAAGGCGAAGCAAGGCAAGAGTTATGTCGTCACTACCGGCACAGGTTCAGGCAAATCCCTATGCTTCTTCGTGCCGGTTGTAGATGCAATTATCCGCGCCCGGCGCGCTGGAAAGCCGCGGCGTACAACGGCAATCATCGTCTACCCCATGAACGCACTGGCAAATAGCCAGATGAAGGAGATCGACAAGTTCATCGCCGGTTCCGGTTTACCCGATGAATTCAAGCCGGTGGTCAAGCGCTACACCGGCCAGGAAAGCCGTGAAGAACGCGAGCGCATCGCTGCCAATCCGCCCGATGTTCTCCTGACGAACTACATGATGGCAGAATTGCTTCTGACGCGTCAGGACGACCTGGACTCGAAAGTCGTCTCGAACGCGTCCGGTCTCGAGTTCATCATTCTCGACGAACTCCACACCTATCGCGGGCGCCAAGGTGCCGATGTCGCGGTCCTCGTTCGGCGCCTGCGGGACAGGTGCTCGCCTGACAAGGAGCCAATCTGCATCGGGACCTCGGCAACGATGGCATCCGAGGGATCGGAGGAGAGCCGCGCGGTTGCTGTCGCGAAGGTAGCGTCGCGTCTGTTTGGCACCGAAATCGGCCCAGACGCAGTCATTGACGAGTCCTTGCAGCGCGCGACCGATGACGCCTTGAAGACCGAGCACGTCCTTGGCGCTTTGAAGACCGTCCTGACGCAGCCTTTGCCGGATGCACTCGATGACGAAACGCTGAAGCGCCATCCGCTCTCGGTGTGGGCCGAACTCGAACTCGGATTGGACGATGGGCTTGAGCTTCGCAGGAAGAAGCCTATCCCTTTCGAAGAGGCGGTCGAAAGGCTTTCTCTGGCCAGTGCGGTCGATGCCGAAACCTGCCGTGACTATCTCGAAAAATTCCTGACCCGGGTAAGTCTGCCGGAGCATGAGCGCGGCGGCGCGAAAGACGGTGCCTTTCTTGCCTTCAAGCTCCACCGGTTCATCTCCGGTGCCGGTGAAGTCTTTACAACGCTCACAGCCAGGCCGCGTCGGATCCTTCTTGAAGGGCAGCTTGAGGATCCCGAAGCCCCTGGCAACCGCCTCTACCCCACGCGGTTCTGCCGAAACTGTGGCCAAGAATACCATGTCGTGACGAAGGTCGACGATGATGGGAGTTTGCGCTTTCTGCCCCGAAGCATCGACGACACGCCGCTCGACACTGAAGAAGACGAGGTCGCGGGGTATCTCTGTCCGGCGACGCCAGGCGATACTGACTTTCAGTTCACTGGCGAGCTTGAGGGTTATCCCGAAAGCTGGCGAGAAGAGAAGAACGGCATCGAACGGCTGAGGGGGTATCGCAAGAAGCGTATGCCGATATCCTACGTCGTGGGTGCTGATGGTCGCCACGGAGCGGGCGGAAACGATTTCTGGTTCATACCAGGCAAGTTCGCGTTCTGCCTGTGCTGTCATGACGAACCTACGCAGGGGATGCGTGAACGCAGCAAGTTGGCGGGGCTCTCTGGCGAAGGGCGGAGCTCGGCAACGACCTTGCTCGTAGCCAGCGCATTGGAGTGGATGAACAAACCTGGCAGCGGCGTACCTGAGACGAAGCGGAAGCTTCTAGGGTTCACGGACAACCGTCAGGATGCAGCCCTGCAGTCCGGCCATTTCAATGACTTCCTGTTCGTAAGCCTGTTGCGCGGAGCCATCCTCCGCGCGGTCATTTCTGCTGGCTCAGGTGGGCTCGCAGAAGGCGAGTTTGGCCTGCAGGTGGTGAAGGCGCTCGGCTTTACTGCCGCCAACAAAGAGGCGCGCCAGCATTGGCTACTGGATTCGAATGCAGGTGCCATCATTCGTGAAGATGCTCAGCGGTCGCTCGCAAAGGTTCTCGCCCATCGTGTCTGGACGGACCTGCGTCGCGGTTGGCGCTTCACCAACCCTAGCTTGTCTGTCCTGAACCTGATCGACGTGAATTTCCTCGGCCTCGAGGAAATCTCTGAAGATCGCGAGCGCTTCATGGCTATCCATCCAGCGCTGGGTGACCTCGACCTCAAACAGCGGCAGGAAATTCTCAAGGCGATTTTGTCCGCAATGCTCGAGGGTCTGGCTGTTCAGACTGAGGATCTGGATCTGACTGTTCTCGATGGCGTTGCACAGAAATCCCGGAATTTGCTTCAGACACCTTGGGCCATTGAACCAAAAAGAAAATCCACGTGCGCGGTCCTCGCTTGTCATGCGTGGGGGCAGCAAAAACGTGGTCACACTGCGTGAAGAGCAAACGCTTCTTCGGGCTGGTCCCAACTCACGGATTGCGCGGCTCGTGAACCGAAAATCAGTTCTCGGCACGAAACTGACCAAAGACGAATACTACGAGTTCATGGAAGGTATGCTTGCCTTCATGGCAGATGAAGGGCTTCTAGTGCCTGTCGAACTTGACAGTGACATGACGGGCTGGCGCCTATCACCGTCTGCGGTTCGGCTGATACCTGGACCCGCCCTCGCTGATGAGAACCACCGCGGCAATCGATATTTCCACGACCTTTACACCGCGATTGCCAGTGACCTTGGCGACGGGCGGAGTTCCTACTGGGGTCTGGAGGGACGCGAGCACACGGCTCAGGTTTCGCAGAAGCAGCGTGAATGGCGTGAATGGCGGTTCCGTTTCGAGCAGGACGACATGGAGCATCTCGCGACCTCGGAGTATCGCACGGAAATCCGGGCAACCGGCGAGTCAGACCGATTCCTGCCCGCGCTGTTCTGCTCTCCGACAATGGAACTCGGCGTCGATATTTCCGCATTGAACGCCGTCTACCTGCGCAACGTACCTCCCGCCTCGGGGGGCAGCTGCGAGTGCTGCCCGGTGCGGTGATTGGCTGGGACAGTGTCGGCGGCGCTTGCCCTAGGCGACGCGTCTCGGCGTNNCGCCCACCGTCGCGGCCGAACTGCTGCCGGTCATCGAATCCGTGATGGTCGCGAAACTCAACGAACAGATGGAACGCCCCAATGGCTGAAAAACGCGTCAGCGTCCGCCTTGCGGCGGTCGGTGGTCGGCAGGTGCGTGCCGAGTTGGAAGGCGTCGGCGAAGCGGGTGCCCGAGGTTTCGGTCGGCTCAGCCGCGAGATGGAAGCGGCGAACGCCCGGCTCGCGGCCTTCTCGCGACGGGTGCGGGTGGCCGCCGCAGCCGCCGTGGCAGCGGCCGCCGCCGCTGGCGTGGCGATGGTCCGCTCCGGCCTGCAGACCGTCGATGCGCAGGCGAAGCTCGCGCAGTCGCTCGGGACTACCGTCGCCTCGATCCAGACGCTGGAGCGCGCGGGCGAGCTGGCGGGCGTTTCGATGTCCGGCATCGAGCAGGCCACCAAGGATCTGACGCGCCGTCTCAGCCAGGCAGCGGCCGGGACAGGCCCGGCTGCCGACGCGCTCGACCGGTTGGGTCTTTCGGCCTCTGACCTGATCGCGCTGCCGCTCGATCAGCGCGTCGGCGCGATCAACGCTGCCATCGAGAATTTCGTGCCGGTCCGCCGAGCGTGCGGCCGTCGCGGGTCAGCTCTTCGGCGAGGAAGGCTCCGATCGCCATGTCGCGCATCGACACCGCGACGCTGCGCCAGGCGACGGAGGACGTGACGTCGACCCGTTGAACGTGTCNGAAGCGCTTCAGCTCCAGCGCGGCGGGCGTGCCGGCGCGTGGTGGTCCGTGCCGACCGTTTCGCCCTGCGCCACCAAGCGCGCAGTGGCGGTCAACAGACCGGACCGCTGCATCTGCCAAGTGATCTGGTCAAGCACGCAGCCGGAATACATGGCGTAGCGCGGGACCTCGGGCATGCCCGTCTCGATGGAGAGGCTCGGCAGCGTCCAGGCACCGGACCGGAACTCATGCGTCCACGGGCCGGTGCCCGTGGTGGTAGGTGCCCCGAAGGCGGCCTTCAGCCAGAAACCGAAGGCCTCGGCGTCGAGCGGCACGACGACGTCGCCGTCGGCAGTCACCGTGTCCTTGATTGGCGCCAGCGGGTCGCGGCCGTAGCCGAGAAGCTCGGAGTTCAGAAGCGGCTGCTCGGCGCCGAGCGTGGTGCTGGCGAACGGCATCTTCGTGAAGCCGCCCGCGGGCGGCGTTCCATAGGTCGTCTCGAACGCAAGCGCCATCTGCGCCCGCGCCCCCTGGGCTCGTGCCATGGTGTTCTCCTGTTGAAGGTGGGGTCAGGCCAGCGGGTCGGCCGTGGTGAAGTGCAGCACCACCGGGATCACGGCCGCCTTCAAGCTGGCCGCACCCTCGACCGGCAGATCGACGGGCCGCGGCGCTTCCGCCTCGACCCAGTCGCAGAGCCCGCCCAGCGTGCGGTCGGCGGCAAGCGCTGCACCGACGCTGGCAGTCAGCGTGTCGAAGGCGGCGTCACGGTCGGTGCCCTGCACGACCGACTCGATCTCGGCGCGGTGCTGGTAGTGGTACGCGAGCGGCGACAGCGTGACCTCGGGCTCCCCCGGCTCGCCGTCGCGAAGGATCAGCAGGCCTGCGGCGGGCACGCGCTCGGGCAGCGCATCGCCGCGCAAGGCGGTTGCGGGAAGCGCCAAGAGTCGCGCGTGCAGCGCGGCGAGGATGGTTTCGCGAGGGCTGGGCAATGGATCACCACGTGACCAGGGACGTTGGACATCGGCCGACTTCGAAAGAAGGTCGCCCGGCGAGTTCATTCATCAGCCATTGCGTGCCGACGTTGTTGATCTCAATATCCCAATTCGCATGCCCCGCTTCGGCGACAAGACGCTGGTATACTGTCGGATTATCGGCTTCCAAGACAAGCCCGACGTCGTTGCGCCACGCGAACTGATACCCGCGTTCATCTACGGACTCCAGCGAGAGGCCATAGATCGTGGTTGGCGTGATCTTGATCGACCAGAGCATGTCGCGAAGGATCGGCGTGCCATCCGCCAATCGCGGAACTGCAATGGGCTTCAGGTAAGGCCTTCTGAGGTCAAAGACTGCTTCGTAGCCGAGGTTCGCGCCGTTCTCGAGCTGCACACATGTGCGATATCTGGCGTTGAAAACGACCACGATCCATAGAGCCACAATTGCGCACGGGATCAGAACAACACCGGCTAGTGCGGCGATCACTTCGGCTCCATGTTCTTTGCGCCCGTAATTCATCAGAAGTTGCTGCGCGCCGGGTCCGCGTAGACCTTGCCGATGAAGGTTCCACTCCATTGATCCGTGATCGGATATGGCTCGCCCGTGTGAATGCCTAGCCTCTGCCGTCCGCTCGGGCGCCCACGCAGATAGTCATCCAGTGGCCTGTGGATATTCTCGTAGATTGTTTCACCCAGGTCGATGAATTCCACGCCGAGATCGGCTGGATCGGCAAATTCATCCTCCAGGTAGAATTCGAATTGCCCCGAGACCGTCAGTATGCCGAACTCCACAACGCAGTTTCCCGTGAAACGGCCGCCTATTGTTGTATCCCCGATACTGAACACGATGCCGGTCATGTTGTAGGTGTTGACGAAATCGTCGGAGAAAGAGGCATTGGGGTGTCCTCGGGCTACGCGGGCGATATTCCTTTTCAATCGCTCGCTCACTTCACTCATGTACTGCGCTACGATCCTGCTCAAGTGTCCGGTGTCCCTTACGGTAACACCGCGCCCACGACCGTTGTAGTAGTGGCGAACGAAGTCACGGCTGCTCCAAGCGGCGCCAGCGTCGTCTGCGTCTGCCACCTCGATTTCAATGAACTCATCAACTGACGGAATGAATGGCTCAGCCGTGCAGCGGCAGCCATAGTCTTCGCCGGGGTGGCCCGTCTCGGGCGGGTCAGCCCATGCGAAGACCCGACCGTTGTTGGCAGCATGGCTTGGGCGGACTTTGTCATCTCCGCGCGTGCGCCAGATGTAATGCGTGGTTGGCCGCTCCTGCTTGATCGACCACTCGATAGGCGTCCCTTTGCGCAGGTAGGCTTGGAACGCCTTGCGATAAAGATGTGGGTCGATGTGCATGCAGAAGCCCCTGGGGAGAGTTCTCGGCAACTTCACACAAGAGGGTTAATTCTCTGGCAATACACCGTACGCTTACAAATGCCCATCCACCCAGTTCGCCACGATCAGCCCCGGCACGCTGTCCAGCGCCCGGTCTGCATCCCGCGCGAGGTCCAGCCGCTTCGGCAACTTGACCTGCGGCACGAGCAGGAAGATCGGCGCGGTGACCTTGCCGCGCCCGGTCTTCGAGCGCGACACCACCGCCTGACCCTTCGTGTTCAGCCGTCCCTCCGCCACCAGCAGACTCGGACCCGTGCGGCGATAGACGAAGCGCAGGCGCAGGCCGCGTCGCCGTTCCCATTCACCGGGGGTGATCTGGCCGCCGCGCAGGGACTTGCCTGCGGCAGGCAGCGGGATCGCGAGCCAGAACCCATCCTTGGAACGGATCAGCGGGCCCGAGTTATGCGCGCCGATGATGACAGGCGCCTGAGACCAGACCAACGCCGCGGCGTCGAGGCTTTCGCCAGCCTTTGGAAAGGTCTGGCTGCGGATCGTGTTGGCGAGGCGTGTGCCGAGCCCTGCGCCGGTGACCTGCAAGCGCCACGCGGCCTTCAGCCCGGTCCCGGCCTCGCGCATGGCGGCCGTCACGGCGCGCTCCCCCGCTGCCACCTCGGCCTGCATCATCGCGACGATGTCGGGATCGATGTCGAGCTTCAGTTTCGACGCGGGCCTCAGATCGACGGTCCAGACCAGCCGCTCGCGGTCACGAACGGGCTCGCCCTGGATGAGGAAGGCGTCGCCGTCGATCTCGATGCGGTCGCCTGGGCGCGGGGATGGAACCTCGGCCACGCGGAGGTCGATCCGGGTGGTCTCGGACCAGAGCCGGGCATCGCCGAAGTCGGAGACGGCATCCGCGCGCCGGGCGACGACGCGCACCGGAACAGGCGCGCCGCCCTCGGGTGTGTAGACCGCATCCCTGCCGATATTCGGTTCGGCGAAGATCGCACCCACGGCGGCGGCGAAAGCGCTCATCAGAACGAGCCGTTCAACCGCACCCGACCGATTGTGTCTCCGGCCCCGCCCGCGACCGCCTCGGTGGCGACACCCATCAGCGTGTTCGAGGTGGCAACGTTGGTGGCGCGCTTGTTGGTGTCGTCCCAGTAGACCCTGGCACCCGCGGTCCAGGCCTGCGAGCCGACCTTGGTGATGTCGAAGACGCCAGTGAGCACGGTCTCGACGCTCTCGCCGAGGGCGGCGGTGCCGCTGGCGATGCCGAAGATGGAGCCGACGAGCAGGCCATCGCTGGAGGCGACGGCATAGGGCGCGGTCAGGGTGATGGTGTTGCCGGGCTGGACGTAGTTTTTCATGGGGTTGATCCTCGTGGAAAGACAAAGGGCGGCCCGTCAGGACCGCCCGTGTGTCAGGGTTCAGCATGTCGGGGTGCTGGTTACGCGCCCGGGTTCTTGTAGAGCCCACGCCAGTCGATGGCCTTGGCGCCGAAGTCGAGGCGACACTTGATCTCGACGCCGTCGACATCGAACCCGTTGCGCGTCTCGATATATGCACCCTGCTGGCCCTCGAGATAAGCGTACTCGATGGTGTCAATCTGGTTCGGGCTGGCCGCCAGATACCAAGCGGTCTCGCTCGCCGCATCGAGCCGGGGCTCGCTGATCGGCGCGAGCGTCCGGATCGACTGCGGCACGACGTTGGACGTCGCTGCGGGCACCAGGTTCTGGGCGACCATCTGCTCTGCCTTCAATTCGAGCGATGCGGGCACGATCAGGAAGGCGGGCCGGACATTCAGCACCGTCTTCTTGTCGAGTCCCGTCTGCTTCGCCATGGCCGCGCGGGCCGCGCCCACCGCCTCGACGGCCAGCGCCGTCCCGGTCCCCGCGAGGTTCTTGTGGGTGGTGTGGAAGAGCGCGTTTCCGTCGGCCATCGCCGGGTTGGCGGTGATGATCCCCCAGACCACGTCCGACTCCAGCTGCGCGATGGAGTTGCCGTACATCGCCGGGATCCGGGTGAAGGCGTCGAGATCGTCGTT